CTGGAACACGACTGAAAAATACTACGAAGAGTATGGAACATACAACAATGTCTCAAAATACATTCGTATGGAAATGAATGATGAAGTCGACAACGCTACCGCTAACCCAGCAGTTCTTCCGTTTGGTTACTTTGGGCCAATAAGAACAGCAACTCAAATAGACACAGGTACTCCAGGTACTGGTGCTGGTTTGGTTGTCGGTGAAGCTTCAATGTTTGCCGGTGCGACACTTACAACCGGCTCTGAATACTCTGGCCCCGCTTTCACTGCTAGCATGGGCGCCCGAATTGAGTTTCCTAGGATTTCACTTCGCCAGTCAGGCACTTACGGCGTCTCAGCGCCGAAGAGCGCTTTCTATGGTGCACGCACACAAGGCACATTCGCCAGACGTGATAACGGCTATGCTGATTACACCAGACGACTCTCTTCAGACCTAGACGATCCTTACGGCTCAGGGGGCACGCTTACGGGTACCGGCCTAGAATACTCTTACATCTTCTCATTAGATGATGTCTCGGGCTCGGCCGCAGTTCCTGTTTATGTTTCAGGTTCACGAGCAGATGGAGAATCTTTCAGAGGAACAGGGGATATCGATACCCTTCTTGATGCTAGTGTCAACTCATTTACATTACCGCTAGTTGGCGGAACAGACGGCTTGGACATTACAGAGCCAGAGCCTTTTGCAAACCGACTAATAGGAGCGTCTGAGCAAACTTCATATGAGCTATACTCAGTTCGTAAGGCAATCGACATGCTTAGAGACCCTGATGTGATTGAGCACAACGTTGTAACCGTACCGGGCTTGTCCGATCCTCTTGTAACTGATTACTTGGTTGATATGGCCGAGGAAAGAAAAGACACATTGGCTATTATCGACATTGAAAACGATTATAAGCCTCGTTTTGAGTTGCTAGCTGGACAGATAGGAACAAACAGAACTGCACTTCCTGATCCTAGCGCTGCTGTAACCCAAATGAAGGCACGAGGTTTCGATAGTTCTTACGGTGCTGCTTACTACCCGGCAGTTCAGATAAGAGACCGAGGATCAAACACTGTATTGTATGTCCCTGCGACAGTGGCAGCGTTGTCAGCGTTTGGTTATACAGAGAGAGTTGCGGAGCCTTGGTTCGCACCAGCTGGCTTCAACCGTGGCGGCCTCTCAGCTGGCTCAACCGGTATTGTAGCAACTGGCGTTTCTAAGCGACTATCCTCAAAGGAAAGAGACGACTTATACGGCGTAAACGTTAACCCGATTGCGCAGTTCCCACAAGAGGGGGTTGTTATCTTCGGGCAGAAAACACTTCAGGCCAGTGCTTCTGCACTTGACCGAGTCAATGTTCGTCGGCTTCTTATTTTCATCAAGAAGGAAATCTCAAGAATTGCAGATTCAATCTTATTCCAGCCGAACGTTCGTGACACTTGGGCACAGTTCCTTCTTAGAGCACGGCCGCTCTTGGACGATGTCAAAGCTAAGTTTGGTCTAGAAGATTATAGACTTATTCTTGATGAGACAACAACAACGCCTGATCTAATCGATCGCAACGTACTATATGCAAAAGTGCTCCTTAAGCCGACTAGGGCAATTGAGTTTATTGCAATCGACTTCGAAATCTTCCGCTCCGGCGCAAGTTTTGATAGCTAGGACTATTTAAGATAAAGGAGAAATAATAAATGGCATTTTGGAGCAGCACAGCAACTTCTGAACCTCGTCGAAATTTTAAGTTCTTAGTTCGGATTTCCGACGCTAATGGCTTGATTCCAACTTGGGTGGTCAAATCGATTAACCTTCCAGAGATCAACGTCGGAGAATCAGAACACAAGTTTTTAAACCACACCTTCTACTTCCCAGGCACCGTTACCTATAACGAGATTTCATTTACGGTAGTCGATTCTATTAATGACGAGATATCACAAAGAGTTCTTGCAAAGTTTGCAAACTCAGGGTATAACATCCCAACAGGAGAAATTCCAGCTAACGATTCCCTAATGACAAAGAGTCGTTCTGTTAATTCGCTCGGAAATGTTACTATTGAGCATTTAGGATCCGGAGAAGACGGACAAGATGGCATCATTAGCTTTGCCCTTACTAACGCTTGGATTAAGCAAGTTCAGTTTGGCCAAAATTTGGCATACGACAGTGAGGACCTCTCAGAGATTTCAATGACGCTTAAATACGACTTCTTTAACTTCTATAACGGCAGCACTGCTGTCCCAAGCTTCGGCGCATAAAAACTTACTAACCTCATAGGAGTATAATGAGAAACAATCAAGACCGTTTGGGGGCTCCCGAAGTTCCCCAAACATCCCCGGAACCAGCACCTGCAATGGCCCAGCAAGGTGCTGATTTTTCTTTTGTGGCCGCAAATGATATTGTTGAACTTCCATCAGGAGGCGAGTTTTATCCAGAGGACCATCCTCTTCGAAAAAACCCAACAGTGGAAGTAAGACAAATGACTGCCAAGGAAGAAGACATTCTTTTAAACCAGTCTTATATAAAGCAAGGCACTGTTGTTGAAAAGCTTTTACACTCTTTGATCGTAACAAAAGACTTTGACTTAGATGACCTTTTGGTTGGAGACAAAAATGCGATCTTGACACAAATACGAAGATCTGCTTATGGTGATGAATATCCCGTTGAGGCAGTTTGTCGTTCTTGTATGAAAAAGACTGAAGTAACTTTTGACTTGGAAGAATGTGTTCGCAACAAGCCTCTAACTTTGTCCGAAGGTGTTGAGGCAACAGGAAAAGGAACGTTTGCTTTTACGGCGCCAAAGACAAAAGCCAAAATCGAGATACGCTTTTTAACAGGTAAGGACGAAAAAGCCTTAGCCGACAAGGAAAAGAAATATAAAAAGCATAACGTTGACTTTTCAGCATCTTTAGAAACTTACAGGCTTATTATTGTTTCTGTAAATGACAATCCTGCTTTAGTTGGAACTTATGTAGAAAACATGCCTCTTCGTGACGCCAAAAAGCTTAAAGAGGTAATGAAAGACATCCAGCCAGGAGTTGATATGAAGGGTGACTTTGTTTGTCCTTCCTGTGATACGGAGGTTGAAATGGATCTACCAATCAACTTTCGCTTCCTTTGGCCTGACATCTAGTTACCAAGAAGTAATATACGAAGAGTTGTTTGCCTTAAAATACCATGGCGGATTTTCTTTGTTTGAATCTTACTCAATCCCAGTTGGTTTAAGAAAATGGTTTATTCAAAGATTGATTAGACAAAAAGAAGATGAAGAAGAACAAATAAAAAAAGCAAGAAAAAGCAACAAATAAGAAAACCCGCTTTATGGCGGGTTTTCTTTTATAAACTATTTACTGTGTTAGGAGGAGTTTTATGTCTGAACAAAAAGAAATTAATGAAGATACCACATTGAATTTAAATTTGGTTCAAGAGTACTATGCTGCTCGCCAAGGAGCTCAGTTAAAATCAGCAGTATTAAAGATGCTTGGATTTAAAGATTATTCAAGAATTTTTGATGTTTCCCACATTACCGGAACAAGAACTCAAGTTGATTCTTTTACAAGGGCCATCGGTGGTGAAAAAAGATATATGAAAGCTGTTGAAAAATATGGTTTGAACGACCCTCGCACTTACGCTTCAAAGTCAAAATTGAATACAGCTGTTAGAAACTTTGAGCGTGAAACTGGAATGAAGTGGCCCATTAAGTAATTTTCGTTTTAAGGTAGCTTTGTAATGGCAAATGATGATAACAATCAAAATCAAGATCTTGAGAATCAACAAGAATTAGCTAACTACAAGGAATTTTTAAAGGAGAAACAAAAAACTTTAGAGTTCACGCTAAAAGAAATTGAAGCCCAAGTAAAGACTAATCAGCTAACACAAGGACAAGCGGATCTTCTTACAGAGATAGCGAAAACCCAAGACGAAATTCGGCAACTAAAACGAGAAGGGCAAGACATAGATGTAGAGGAATTAGCAAATCTCCAAAAAAAGCTAGAATTAACACAAAACCTCTCAAATGCAATTAATGACGCCGCAACACAAGGCGGTCTCTTAGCTGATAAAATTGCCCCGATAAGTAATTCTTTCTCCAGGGCGGCAGTAGCTAGTTTTGAAGCTGGAAAAGGCATTAGAGGCATGGGGGCCGCAATTAAAGCTTATGGTTTAAATGCCGCCAAGGGCCTAAGTTTTTCAAAGGTGCTTTTTTCCGGCGTAGAGCGTTTGATAGAATCAACCATAGCGGCAGTTTCTGCTGCTGATGCCGCCGGTGCTTCTTTCGTTCAGGCTACAGGGGCTTCTCGTGACTTTGCAAGAGCAGCATTTGACACTAGAGAATCCTTGGGTCTTATGGGCATCAGCGGCGCCGAAGCCGTTGGAACAATGGGAAGGCTGTATTCAGGGTTTAGCGAGTTTTCAGAGCTATCCCGAGACTCACAACAAGACTTTACAGTGTTGTCTGCGCAAATAGAAAAGCTTGGTGGCGACGCCGCAGGTATGGCACAGACATTTACAAAAGTTGCAGGAATGTCTTTGGCTGAAACAGAAACGGCAATGAGAGAAGTCGCCGGCGCAGCAGATGCTCTCGGCATACCTTTTAGTCAAGTATCGGCTGATCTTGTCGCAATGGGCGAGTTGTTTGCAAAGATGGGATCCGGTGCCATGGATGTCTTTTTGGAGTTGCAAGCAGCTTCAAAAGCAACCGGATTGTCCGTTCAGGAACTTTATAACATTGTTGGTCAATACGACACCTTTGAGGCTTCATCCCAAGCAGCCGGTCGCCTAAACATGGTCCTAGGCGGCAACTTGCTTGATACGTATTCTCTTTTGAATGCCACAGAAGAAGAAAGAATAGAGTTGCTACAAAGAGCAATGGAACAATCTTCATTGACTTTTGACGAAATGGACCGCTACCAAAAAAGGGAAGTTTCAGATGCCCTTAACATCTCCTTGGAAGAAGCGGCACAACTTTTTGGAACAACTCGTGGCGAAGTAGAAAAAACCGCCGCAGAGCTAATGCACGCCGGAATGACTCAAGAAGAGCTAGCACAAAGAACAAGAGATGCCTCAACCGCAATGGATAAGTTTAAAGTTCTTATGGGTAACTTGGCAATATTAGTTGGACCTATTGTTGAAAAGCTCAATGATATAGTTGATGGGCTTTTAGGCATGACAGAAGGGATGGGGGCGACAAAAGCAGCCTTGTTGGTTCTGTCTGCTGGGCTTGCAGCAGCTGCACTCTCGGCTGGGCTTCTTGGCCTTAGAATGAGAATTGCTGCAGCTGCTGCTGGCCCGGCCGGAAGATCAATGGCCGCCGGTATCGGTGCCGTAAGCAAAGCAAGCACGAAAGGCGTCGTTGGACTCGGAATCTTCGCCGCCGCCGCCCTCGTCACAGGCGCAGGCGTCTGGTTGTTAGTTCGAGGCCTTGCTGCCCTGGTTTCAGAGTTTCACGGGCTAGATCCAGACACCATCAGAGCCGCTGCCGGTGCCTTGATTAAGTTTAGTGCTGCTACTGTACTAATGGGCGTTAGTCGCTTCATGGGTGGCAGTGGAGCAGTTAAAAAGCTAGTAAAAAACATCAATAAATTAGAAACTGACAAAGTTAATTCTTTTGCTGCAGCAATGTCTTCACTGGAAGGTCTGGCCAATGTCGACCTTGCGGGTTCGGGAGTACCAGGGTTTATAAGGGACGTTGGCGAAGCTTTAAATGAACTTCCCGACAGCACAGAAAAAACGGTTGCTTTTAAGGCAACAGCAGATTCGTTGGCCAACTTAATGCAAATTGGCTCGTCCGTTGAGGCAGAGCAATTAGAAAGAATAAAAATGATCATTGATGCTGTCTCAAACGCTGAAGGCGCTGAAAGCACTAACAGACTAGCAGATGCAATCAACAGTCTGGTTAGAGGGCAGGCCAACAATCAAGGAACAACAAACACAATAGAACTTGATGGCCGAGTATTGGCTAGGTGGATTGACAGACATGATGCAACACGGTTCAGGGCCTCAATTGAACGCTAGGAGAAACAAATGGCAGATTACATAATCGATTATGCAAACGTAAAGAATTATTATTTTATTTTCTATTCTGTGGTTTCCGGTGATAAGGTTGAATTCCCAGCTTTGTTAACTAAACTAGACGATAAGTTCTCTCCGAGTTGGAACCCTCAAAAAGTCTTCGGCCGACAAGATCCGATTTTAACTTTTCAAGGAACTGAAAGAACAATGGACGTTGCTTTTGATGTCCCTTCCCATAGCAAAGAACAAGCATCATTAAACTTAGCTTCTCTTAACAAACTAATCAATTTTCTTTATCCAGGGTTTATTGAAGCAGGATCTGCAAATGCAATCTCGGCGTCTCCCTTATTGCGAATAAAATTTGCGAACTTAATCTATGACCAATCACGAGGGGTGCCCAGCGACGACCCAAAAAGTGGATTAGTTTGCGGCATAACCAACTTTTCCCATAGTTTTAAATTTGATGGGTCTGCTGGCTGGGTTGATGAAGTTGGTTCGGCAATCCCTGCTTTCTTTTCGGTGAGCTTTTCAGCCACAATCCTTCACACGCACGATCTTGGGTACATTGAAGGAGAGCCTGCCATTACGAGGGGGTTCATTAATGAAAGCGCTTTATACCCTTATTATATACGTGATGAAGTTGTCGAGCAAACCATGACACGAGCTTTTTCCGTCGGAAGCGATGTCGCAGATAGAGCCATCTCCTCCGCCGACGACATCAGGGAGGAAAACCTGCCTCCGGTTCTACAGGGCAGCGTATTTCGGTCGCAAGACTTTAATGAGCCGATCGAAATTGACACTTCTATCCCAATCCGTGCCCCCAGCGCCCGTACGGCGGGTCGTTCTCTCACCCCAATAACCGAAAGCGATGCTAGCAGCGATTAAAAGATTTAAACAATGTCAAGATACACAAACAAAAGAATCTTCCAAGCCAATAGAACACCGGCAGCAAAAGACATACTAAGATCAAGAAATCTAATAAACACAAGATTAATTGAAACAGCACTTGCCCAGCCTCTTTCTAATGAGGAAAGAGGGCAATATTCAATGCGAACCGTTATTTGGCAAAGAAGAACTAGATTGTTTAAGCTAGCTTTTGAGTTTTATGGAGACTCAAAACTTTGGTGGATTATTGCTTGGTTTAATCAAAAGCCAACCGACGCACACTTTTCTGTTGGGGATGAAGTTTTGATTCCTTTTCCATTGGATCAAATCTACGAGAGGCTTATTTAGATGGCTACAATTAATCCACAACGTTTAAATCCTGAACAAGTTGCTCTTATAAATGAGAATGTTCAACTGCGTATAAATATAATTATTCCGTACGAGGAATGGAACGACCGACGGCGGCAAGGTTTCAGTTCCGGCACTGCGGTAACACCAAATGGCGACCCTATAAACGAAGACCTTTATTTGTCAACTTTGGAGGAGATCGGGGTAAATAGAGCTCAAGTTTTAGAAGTTAACGACCCCCCTATAACACCCTCTCGTTTCCAGGGCCAGCTGAACGACCAGCTCCAACCAATTAAAGACGAAGAAGATAAGGTAATAGCCGGCGGCGGCCCTGGCGGGAGCTACGGCATACCAACGTTTATAATAGATCCAGCAACCGGACAAACGAGCGCCCTTGCTCAGTCAGAAGGAATTCCCCTTGCAGGCGAGATCCAAGAGCTAACTGGCGAAGCAGCCGTAACTTTCTTGTTAAACAGACAGCAAGGCGTCCTGGCCACACTAAACGAACGGATAATAGAAGACTTCTTTGACATGGAAATGACAAAACAAACAAACGTCATACCAGCAAGTTTTAGAGACGGAGGCTTGCTGATCAACTTCCTTCAAAAAAGACCAAGCCTTCTTCCATTCTTCGCAATGCGCACACCATATCTGTCTTTGTTGGTTCCAAAGATAAGATTGTTTAAAAGAGTATATAGAAGACAGACTGATGGCTCATATGCAATCCATAGCGATGGTGATCTAGAGTTTAAGTTTAAGTCGTTTACAAAAAACTCAGACATCGATGACATAACTAGCTACAATTTTGGAAGGGCCGGTGGCGCAGGGATTAAAAGTGTTAATTGGTCCTATGAAGGAACAAACCCAGAAGCTGTTAGGTCGTTTGTTAACTTTGATATATCATTGTTCTTTCAAAGTTTAAGCGATTTTGTTGGCACCAATACTAACGACGCCGAAGAAGCCTTAAGAAATCGAGACAGTGTTGATTTAATTAATCTTATTGGTGCTGGTATTGGCGTAGCAGACGAAGATGGCCAAGTAGAGTTTAAATTTGAGATAACAGCACAACTAGGTTGGGAACTCGATCGATCAATCAACCACAACCTTGCTGAAGATCAGAAAATAGAAGAGATCAAAGCAATCATCAGCCAGACAAACACAAACCTTCGCCTTTCTCTACAAGAGCACAACATTAATTTTAACGAAGATGGTACTTTAACCTTAGACATAAGCTATTATTCCGCTATTGATGAAGTTTTCTCAGATGAGAGTCTTAACATTTTACGAATTGGCCTCCCGGAAGAGGGCACGGCAATCCAGTCGATCGAAGAAGCAAGAGCAATTTTGGATTTAAGTACTCTAGGGACTCCAGGGGGCGCCTCTGGTGAATTAGATCCGTGCGCAGTCTCCACACTGGCGGACGCCATTCGTCCCAGTGTTTCTGATCTTGTAGATAATGAAGAGCCAACCGAGGAAGAGTTAGCCATCGCCGCAGCGTTGCAAGGTTCTGATGATGAAAACATAATTCAGAACTATAATAATATATTTAGGAAGATGATCGAAAGCAATAAGATTTACAGATTACAAGTCAGCACGGCTCAGGTTATCGGTTCGGTGAGCAGTCGCATTAATAATAATGATGCTGCACAGAGTGAGATTGTGATTAGGAATCTAACAGAAGATGTAATAAGAAATATAAGCACCGGTGATGACCTAAGAGTTGGAAAAATAACAATAGAATCAGTGGAGCCTCCTGCGGATCAACAAGCTATCGATGCTGCTGCAGAAGCCGCACGTGCAGCCGATTACGAGGTTGGTCCAAACCTAGATGGTATTGATTTGGGGCAGGCCCTAGATCTGGAAATACTAAATAAATATGCTGACGTCGGTCAAGGGCGAGGCCCCCTAACCATTGACTTTATAAGACTAGGAGACCTTTTAGACAACATAATAAGCGGATTGAAGGAAATACCAGGAACGCCTCTACAGGAAAGGGAAGAAGACTTCTTATTCGTAACCGGTCTTTACACCTACAGAGATATCGCAGCAGGTATACGAAAGGCATATAATTATTCTGATATGCTTATTTCTATTGATGCTTTTAGGTCATTTTTTACTGAGAAGATCATAAGGCCACTAAAAGTAAAATACAACCTAACAGACTTTATTATCGATATCGCAAATAAATTTTCTTATGTCAACTCAGTCCGGACGGCTAGCCAGGGCACTTTTGTTGTTGCCGAAGGCCGACCGACATTTGCAGCCTTCCAAGCGCCTTATTACAACTTGCGGGGATTCGTAGACGCACAAGATTTCATCCGAGCGCTCCCACCCGTCAGCCTAATTGGTATTGTGCCGGAGACCTACGCACAGTTAGTTAGGATCTACAACCCAACGTCATCCCCTAGCCCCAGAAGAGAAATAAGTTATTTTATTTTACGCAGTAGTGGTTACGCTATACAGAGAGATGGTGATGAACAAGAGGATATTAATGAAGGGATCTACCATTTAAAGCTAGGCTCTGATAGAGGCATCTTAAAATCAGTTAAGTTTAGAAAAGATGAAATTAGAGGCCGTAGAGAAGGTAGGATTGTTCGTGCCGGCGGCTTAAATCTAACAGCGCTAAGAGAAAAGTACGACGCTACAATAACAACCTTTGGTGCACCCTTCATCTTTCCAGGAATGTATATATATCTTAACCCTTCCTTGATTGGCTTTGGTGCTGGGGCCGCCTCTGCCACAAACGTTTTAGGTTTGGGTGGGTATTACTTTATCAATAAAGTTAGGAACTCAATTAGCTCAGACGGATCATTTGATACAGAAATTGAAGCAAGCTGGGAAGCCTCTGCCGGCACCGATTGTAACGAGCCCGAACTCGAAATTATCCGTTCCCCTGTCAACGCAGAAAATCCATTGGGATTGTTTGACCCCGTTACCGGAGAAATTGCTGGATCGCCCGCATCGTCGACGCCACCCGCTGCCGGAGGCTCTGCTGCCGAGCCGATATCACTCGAACCGGAAGACGTCGCTGAAAGAATCAACACATCTCCTGCCGGGCAGTACGTCAGAGCAGTTGGCGGTACCGATGGGGTTGTGGTCGTTCCCAGAGGCGGTGGCGGTGGCGGCCGAGTCGGTTGGTAGACAATAAAACAATGGCCATACAAGAATTCAACATAGGGAAATTCATACAAAACTACTCAAGAAGGGTTAGAACAAATTATAATAGCGATCTAGATTATAAACTTTTCTTGGATCCAGACTTATTTCCACTTATTCCAAAAGATACCAAGCTTGTTGGGTTTAGTCAAGATTCTTTTGTTTTAGAAGAAGTAGCCGAACAATACAAAAAGTTTACAGATCTAATAACAAGAAAGATGTTTCAAAAGAAAGTTGGTTTTGAGTTTTATAACTTTACAAAAAAACCAGACTTTTCCAATAACAACTTATTAGAAGCATACACAAATAATCTAAATACTTATTATGGTTTACTTGTAGGTTACATAAACGGAAGAAACATAAAAATAAGAAATATCACAGATTTTTATAATACCTTTTTAGATTACATTGGAAGATACTCTAACATCCTTCCCTTGACTTTTTATAACTTAAACTTTAAGAAAAGGCTATTTTTTGAAAACAGCGGATTATCAATAGTTATAAAGCAAAAAGGAGTTGGTAACCCAACAGGAATCCTTGAAGACTTTCTTTCCTTTAGAAACATCAGAAGCACCAACGACTATGTAAGGCTAGCAAATTTACAAGGTTTTGAGGTAGATCTTGCAAACCCTTATCGTTTGGTGTATAATCCATTCAGAAAAATAAATAACGTTGACATCAAGCAGTTTTATGCTGATAACTTTTTTAACTATTTTAATTTAGAGTTTAGTTATCTTGACATGATGGTCACAACAATGTATAACCAATACAACAAAGACCGTTTTGCGAACCACTTTTCCGATAAAGACAAAGTTTATTTTCCAAACGAGATGTGCAAGAACCAAATAAGAACAATAAAAGAAAATATTAATAAAGAAGGAACATTAACAAAAGAGCAAAAACTAAAACTATACTTCTTTGCGCTTTTATCAGAAACAAACCAAAACGAGATGCCAAATAAAGATAAAGTATTACATAATGCTTTGGCCGTGGCGGATTCTCTTGACATGCCGTCTGCAATGCGCTATACTGCAGCCCAAGTCAGGAGATCGTCCAAGACAACCACGCTCACCCCGGTTTTTTAATGTTCCAAACCCTTGATACGAAAAACAAATGCCACGCTGTCTATGAAGACGGCGTTTTTCATTTTGACGGTGTTGAAACAAAAACCGCAAAAACTTGGTCCTATCACCACGCAACCGATAAGGAAGATCTGCAAGTTGCAAACATTTGGGCTGGTGGTCGTTCCTTAAAAGAATGTTGCCCAGCCGATGTTATGCCAGAATACTTGGAAATCGAGAAAAAACTCCAAGCTTTCAACATGGCTTTTAGCGCCGTTGACTTCAACATCCAAGAATGGTGCGTGTACGACTTTATGCCGCTTTCTTTTTTGATTGACCTTTGCGAGGTAAAAAATAAAATAACTAAAAACGTCCTGCAAAACTATACCAAGCCAAAATCTTATGATCATTTATTGGAAGTGCACCGCTTTCTTTCTGAGATGAACTATAAGGAAGTTCTTTTTGATTTTGATGTGGCGGCACAGGCAAGCACAACAAAGGCCTTACAAAGCAAACTACGAAGCCTGAAAGGCATAAATAAGTGGGTGCACTACGATCCTTACGGCACGATTACAGGAAGGTTGAGCACAAAGCCAAATACGTTCCCGATTCTTAACCTTCCGCACGAGTTTAAAACAGCCGTGCGCCCACATAACGATCTTTTTGTTGAGTTGGATTATAACGCAGCTGAACTTCGCACAATGTTGGCCTTGGCTGGTAAAGAACAACCCGAAGAAGACATTCACGAATGGAACATGAAAAACGTGTTCTCTCGTATTGAGGATCGTGATCAAGCAAAGAAAAAAGCTTTCCAGTGGCTTTATGGCAAAACCGCCGCAAACAAAACTTTAGAAAAGGTTTACGATAAAGAAAAAATCAAAGCCGATTGGTTTCATTACGATTTTATCAATACACCGTTTGGTCGTGCGATTGAAAGCGATGACGACCATGCAATCAACTATGTTATTCAGTCAACAACCGCAGACGTTGTTTATGAAAACGGAAACAAAGTCAACAAACTTCTGAAAGGGCGCCAAACAAGCCTGGCTTTTATTATCCACGACTGTATTATTTTGGACTTAAGCAAAAAAGATCTTGATTTGATCGACAATTTGGTGCATACTTTCTCCAACACTCGTTTCGGAGACTTTAGAACGACCCTTAAGGCAGGTAAAACACTCGGTAGCCTCAAGAAGATTGCTTTATGATTAAAAAAGTTATTGGTATTGGCGACGGCGGAAGCCAGATTGCCGAACATTTTAAAAAGTATTATGATTATTCTGTTTTTTGCGTTTCTGAAAAAGGTGATATCAAGCTCCCTGAAGCAAAAAAAGTAGAAGATCTAGAAAGCAAAATGTTCGAGACCAAGAAAAAATGGTCAAAAACATTAAAAGCTTTTGCTGCAGACGATGAATTACTTTTTATTGTTAATGGAGCAGCAAGATCAGCAGCAACTTCCTTGGTTTTAATGGGAGAAGTCAAAGAAAACCCAAAAACGGTGATCTTTGTTAAATCAGACCCAAATACAATCAACGGAACAGCAAAATTGCAACAAAGAGCCGCTCTAATGGTTATGCAGGAGTTTGCACGCTCTGGATTGATCGAAAAAATGTTTATTGTTGATAACATGGCATTAGAAAAGATCAACCCAGAAGTTAATATTCTAAATTATTATGAGCAACTAAACGATCTTATTGTTTCAACTTTTCATATGATCAACTTTTGCAAGGACCAGCGCCCCGTGCTAAATACAACGGACGATCCGGTGGAAACCGCCCGTATTGCAACGCTTGGGGCATTTAATGTCGAGAATGGCGAAAAAAAGCTTTTTTATTCTCTTGACTTCCCGAGAGAGACAAGCTATATTTATGTTCTGAACGATGAGGCACTAAAAGAACCGGCTAAACTGATGAACATTAAAGACATCAACACGGCTGCAAACAATGCAGAGCCATCAAATGCATCGTCATTTGTTATTTATCGTTCGGACTTAGAACACAACTATGGATATATTGTGCAATACAGCACGATGATTCAAGAACAGTTGATAGAAAACCAAAACTAAGACATCACGATCGCCGCCGGACATTTTTTCGTTTTTACGTGGATAAGATCCGGCGCTCGATCGTCTAACTGATGTGAGGCGCTCACGGGCGCTCGACCGATGGGAAACGAACGCTTGACGTTCGCTACTCTCTGGTGTATAATAAACTAAATTTGGTGACCATTCGGGTCGCCACGGCCAACCAAAGGAGGTACACATGGCTATTGATATGAGCAAGATGAAAAAGAAGTTGGATCAGCTGAACAATAAGGGCAGCACCGGAGGCCAATACCTAAAGATGGAGCTAGGGAATACTTATGAGATTCGTATTCTTCCTACGCCTGATGGCGATCCATTCAAGCAGTATTTTGTCCACTATCGTGTGGGCGACTCTCAGCCGTTCCTTTCACCGAAGAAGAACTTTAATGAGGACGATGCGCTTGATCGGTTCGTGCGAAAGCTTTATGATGAAGGCTCGGAAGAAAGCCGAAACATGGCTCGTGACTTGTCTGCCAAGGCTCGTTTCTTCTCGCCTGTAATTGTTCGTGGTCAGGAAGATGAAGGTCCGAAGGTTTGGTCATACTCAAAGACTGTTTACCAGGAACTTCTAAAGACCGTGCTGGATCCGGACTTTGGCGACATTACAGACCCAAACACTGGCTTCGATCTCAAGGTTACTTACGACAAGCCGAATGGCAAGATGTATCCGGAGACTGTGGTTCGTCCTCGGCCAAAGGCTTCAAAGCTCTCCAAGGATGAGAACCAAGTTGAAGAATGGCTTGCAAACCTTCCGGACATTGATGGAATGCAAACCCGAAAGACTCCGGCAGAAGTTCAGGAAATCCTAGATGCTTTTCTTATGTCTGACGATGTAGACCCAGAAGAAATGGCTAGTGAGACTGTTCGCTCTGGTGGCAGCAGCCGAGTTGCCGACGCACTATCCGACTTGGTATAGCGGCTTATGGGGATCAAAGATCTAAAAGACCTTCTGAATAAGAAAATGGGCGCCATTGTCGCCCATGATCTTACAAAGGAAAATCCAACAGAGGTAAAAGATTGGATCCCCACAGGTTCTCGGTGGCTTGACTCTATTATTTGCAAGGGTCAAGTTGCCGGGATTCCTGTTGGGAAATGGACTGAAATCGCCGGTCTAGAGGCAACGGGTAAGTCTTACATGGCGGCACAGATTGCTGCCTCGGCTCAACGTAAAGGCATTCAGGTTGTTTATTTTGATTCAGAATCATCAATCGATCCTGCTTTCTTGACGTCAGCAGGATGCGAGCTAGAAGACTTGCTTTATGTTCAGGCAACTACCGTTGAGGATGTGCTTGGGCTAATGGAGACAATCTTAGAGCAAACCGAAGAGCGTGTTTTGTTTATTTGGGACTCGCTGGCTATGACACCAGCAAGAGCAGATCTAGAGAAAGATTTCAATCCTCAAGCAACCATGGCAATGAAGCCAAGAGTGCTAGCAAAAGGAACAGAAAAGCTTTCACTTCCAGTCGCAGACAAACAAGCAACTGTTTTGATTCTAAATCAGCTCAAAACAAATATTACCACAAATGTTGCTGAGGCAATGACCACACCTTACTTCACTCCAGGCGGCAAAGCACTTTCATATGTCTATTCGCTTCGGATTTGGCTTACAGGCTCAAAAGCGAAGAAAAACTTTATTACAGATGAAACTGGCTTCCGTCTTGGTAAGCTTGTGCGCTGCAAACTAGAAAAGTCAAGGTTT